ACCAGACCGATGACGTTGTCCCCCAGGCCACCCATGGCCTCGGGAGATTCAGTGGCATTGACGGTAATGCCGTTGTGCTCGAAGTTCAAAACCTCAGCCATGGTTATTCAGCCTTCTTGGCAGCGGCCTTTTTGGCCGGGATGGATGTAGAGGCCAATTCGGCAGCCTCGGTTTTTTTCAGCTCCAGACGACCAGCGCTGCGCAACGCACTGGCCTCCACATCGAGCAGGTCGAGTTCTTGGCCGACGCTCGACCAGTGGCCACCCCCGGTGGGGAATGGGAGGAGCACGGTGTAGGTTTGGCGTTGTGCCATTTGGGTTTCTCCAGATACGAAAAAGCCCCTTTTTTTAGAAGGGGCTTTCGGGTGTTGTTGGGTGTTTGGTGGATAAGAAAACGCCCCGGCTGTGCGGGGCGTTTATTGGGGCTCTACGAGCTCAGGCTCAGGCGGTGATAGTGAGTCCGGCCAACCCTCCGCGAGCATTTCGTCGCTGTACTCGCCCGCCTCAATCGCGAGCAACAGCTCCCGCTCACGATCGAAACAAGCTTGGACATGCGCCCGAATTGCCTTTGCGATAGCGATAATTTGCGCGGCACCGATCTCGACGAACCCGACCACCGTCTTGAAGTTGCAGCGATACTCAGGATCGAGGACGGCAGACAACCCTGTACTGGCGATAAGCGCCTGGCTGTCGCGCGTCGTCTCGATCAGCAAACCGTCAACATTGACGCCGGTCGCCTCACGCTTGTAGCGCTCAATGGCAACCAACTGCGCATAGTCCGGAACAACATCAGGCAACGCCTGCTTGACCACCTCGCCTGAAATCAAAGCCCAAACCCCGTCCCTTTCTTGGGTGAGTCGTAAAAATAGACTGTCGTCGATTTCAATGGCTGAATCTGGAATTTGATGCACCCCACCAACAAGACAAGTCTTCAGGGTCGAGTCATCGTTAAACACTGCGTATTTCATAGATTTACCTCAGATGCCAACGGCTAACCAATTGAAACTTGTGAGTCCCCCAAAGGTGTGCTTGGCCTGAAAGTTTGCCGTGTTCGAGAGACTGGAAACGTCGACATACCCATTCACTGCTGACCCCACCGTGTAATTGAGGGTTGCAACGGTCACAAGCAACGCGTTGGGGAAAGCAATTGGATAGGTGACGGTAATGTCGGTACCGCCCGTGCCACTGGCCCGTCCCCATTGGATAACAAAGCCGCCCAGCCAACTCGGAAAAACGATGTAACCGTTCAAGGCCTTCAGCATTGAAAAGCCCCAGCGCATTTTCTTCGGAGTGACAATAGTCATGTCGTCAACGCCTGCATCGACAAGCGCCTGCGTTGCCACCTTGGCCGTGCCTTGATTCAGTTCAGTCGCTTGAGCGGCAAGGGCGGCCAGCGCGGCGATATCAATATTTCCCTGATTGATCGGCGCGTTCCAGGCCTTGATGCACCACATGACCGCCAAGTTGCGTGGTCGCGCCTCAGTTCCACCGGAACTGTTGATACCACCGCCAAATTGCAGATTCGGCGCGGTAGTGCCATTGTCGATGGCGACACTGCTCGCCTGAGTACCTGCCGCATTACCAAAGGCTGGCATGCGCGTGGTGGTGTGGGTGTGCGCCTTGTTGTCATCAGCCTGCCAACTGCCGATTGCACGACCGGCATCGACGCCGCGCCCATGATCCCAACCGCGCAAAAATTCGCCGCGAGACTCCGGTAGACGGAAGTTACCGGCTCCCTCATCTCCCTTATTGAAGGCTGTACCCAAAAAAGCCGCCAGATCCGGATAGACCGCAATGCTCTTCACACTGCCATCAATTTCAAGAAACCCCGGCGGGATCTTATCCAAAGGAAACGGCACCATCGCACCGACCGGCAGCGCCGAAGCCTCGGCAATCATCGCCTCGATTTGCGCCTTGGTGTACGAGTCCTTGATACCGAACCCGGCCAGCGTTTCAGGGTTCGAACCGCCGGTTGCCCGACCGTACTTATCCACAGTCAGACTCTTATAAGTCCCCGGCTGAATCCCCGTCCGCCCCGCCAACATCTCAAACGTCAGCGCCGTCGTGCCCAGGGTGATCGGCCCGTTGGTGGTCAGGTGCCACAGCGAATCACCATTCACCGCGCCCTCTTCGACCATGACGGTCAGGCCCGGTGTAACTTTCGCGCTGGTGTTGGCATCACTCGCCCGTCCCCAGTCGCCATTGGCAACTACCCACAGGCCGTTGTCCTTGGCCAGCGTCTGGTTCGACAACAACACCCGATCCCCAGCCACCGCCGCGACACCGTCGATCTGCTGAGCACCGTTCAACACCACGTTAGCGGTGGCGGCTACCCGCACCGATTGCTTGCCATCGAGTTTGCCGAGTTCTTCGGCGAGGTAACTCATCACCCAGGCCCGTGTTGCCTTGACCACGGTATCGTCAATCAACAACGTCACCAACGCCGCATTACTGGTCTCGAAAATCGAACGAATGTAGAACTCTTTCCCCGACCCCGAAGTCGCCAACACCGGTTTGAAGGACTCCGGATACTTGACGATGGCGTACAGAATGCCTGTGTCAGTCCACAGCCCAGCTTCACGCACATACCAACCACCCACTTCAGGCGGGATGGTCACCTCGGCCAGCAACCAGCTCGGATTTTGCTCATCCTGGAACAGTGCATTGAGTGGCCCGCGCCACACTTCGCGTTTGAGCGCCGTGGCAGTGGCGGCCGGGTTGTAAACCGTACCGCCACCGTCACCGACGGAAATCTGCGACAGTTTGATCGGCACGCCCGCCGCCTTGCAGGCAGTTTCGTAGGCGATCCCCGCATTGGTGAGCAGGGTGTAATAGTCGGCCATTTAGGACCCCTGTGGATAAATAGTGGAGGTTTCGACGGTGTAGAGCCCGGCGGCCATGAAGGCCTGGCCCGAGGCTTCAAGCCCTTCGATGACAATCGGATAAACCGTGGTCAGCTCGCCGCACACAGTGACGGCGCCGATGACGTGATTGCCGAACGCACTCAAGCCGACGGACACCGACAAGGTGTCCCGTTCGCTTTTGGCATCGGCCAGGCGACGGTCGAGACGGGCGTCGATTTCTTCGCTGTAAGGCTGTTCGGTAAAGGCCCTGACGGAAAAGCTGTAAGGCTGGCCTGGCGGTGTTTGCTCATACCAGGCGCGCACCTCAGGCATCAATTGCAAACCTTTGGCCGCGTTCTCCAGCGCTTTTCGAGTCCCGGCCTGCCGTGCGGTGGGCCAGGCGAGTTCTACCGTCAAACGCTTTTCAGCCTCGGCCGCCTCGGAGCTCCACTCACTGACCCCACGATCCGCGGCGAGATACGGCAAGAACGCCAAGGGCGTTGCAGTCGGGTTCATCAGTTCGGGGAACGGCGGTGCGATGCGATCGAGCAACGTGCCGAAACCGAGATCCAAGGCTTTTTCCAAGGGTGAGCTGTTGGCGGGTAGCAGACTTGGGCGAGGCGTTTGTTCACTCATAACGTGTCCACCTCCACCTCGACGCCCGTGCAATACGGGGCCTCAAAGGCCGTCGTAACAATCGGATCAACCGGTTCAAGAATCTCCAGCTGAACCGCACCAGCACTGTGCAACGTGTAGTCGATCCAGCTCGGGTCCACCCGCCCTTCCAGTCGGTGACAAGAATCGGCATATGCCTGCAACTGCTGTTGCGCGGCAACCTTGGTCAGCCCCGAATCGGGACCTGCGTTGATCTTGGCCACGACCCGGATTTTGTAGGTTTTGATGTGCGCGCCCTGCACCGTGACAAGGTCCGTTTCTGGTCGTACATCAGGCCGGGCGAAATGCTGGCGAACACCGTCGAGCAGCGCTTCGGATGGTGTGCCATCGCCCTCCCGGGAAAGCACCGTGACCGCGACTTCGCCGGGCGCGGTCCGGCGACCGTTGCCGTCCTTGACCTGCGCGGCATAGCCATCCGGGTCGAAGGTGTAAGTGACTGTCACCACACCCGCCGCGGCGGTTTCCACCTTCACGGCAGGCCGTTCGCCAAGGGTGAAGATCTCGCGTCGATACTGCATGCGAGAGCCCGCCGCCGGGGCATGCGGCGCCAGGTAATAACGCAACCGGGCGTCGTCATCGCTCTCGTAAACCGGATTGATCGGCGGGAACGCCGCCGGGTCGCCCGGATCGAGCATCTGACGTTCTAGCCCCATGTCCGCGAGGCGCGCATCGAGATTGGTCCCGGTGGCCCACCACGCCAGCATCTGCTTGATACGGGCGTTGTATTTACGCTCGTGGATTTGCAGCCGTACACAGAACGCCTCAAGGGCCATGGTCAACAACTCGCTTTCGTTTTCCAGGCTGACCATAAGCTTGGCCGCACTCTCGGGGGAACGGGCGCCGACGTACTCGACGACGAAGGTTTTGAACTCTGCGAGCAAATCCTCGAACGCTTCGATCGTGACGATTGCCGGTTCAGCCAACTGGTTCTGGCCGGGGATCAACATGCTCATGCCATTACCTCGAAAGTCTGTTGGCGATTTTTCCAGGTGCCGGCGAAACGCAGCAGCAGCCCGGCACCGCGGCGACTGGCGACAATGACTTGTGGCTCGAAATCGTCGATGCCGTTGTACTGGTTGTAAAACGCTTGGGCCGCATGGCTTTGGGCAAGAATCAGCAAGTCGTCGCCGAGGTTCTGCCCCAGCAACTCAGTGAGTGCGCAGCCATATAAAGGACGCTTCTGGCGAGTGCCCAAAGGCGTAGTCAGCGCCCGGGTGGCGCGCTGCACAAACTGCAGCCAGTCGTCGACCGTCGCGCCGGTGTTTCTATCGATTCCGATCATGGGAAGCTCTTTATGCAGTACTGATGACGCGGCCCTGGTGATCCACCAACGGGCCGCTCAGATGCACACCGGAAGCGTCGAGCCGCAGGCCGACGGCGCCCAGTTGCAATTCGATGGCCTCAAGCGTCATCGCCAGCCTCGCCGGGCCGATGCTCAATTCAAGCGTTTCGCGAGAACCGGTAAACGCCGCCGGGCCGTTTTTCCAGTGCAGAACATGACTGGCGTCGTCGTAACCGTTTTCCGTGCCGTCCTGATAGAGGCGCCGCGTCAGCGAGGCCCGTGTCGAGACGGGCGGGAACTGACCGCCGTTGAGGCCGAACAACGCGACCGACTGCCCGCCGCCCTCACCGCCGCCATGGTTCAGCAACAGACACTGCTCGCCCACGGTGGGGATCCGCGACTCGCTCTGTGCGCCGGCACTCGGATTGAAAAACCTGATTGCCGGAGTAAGCAGCTCCCCATGACTGACCTTGCAGGTGTTGCTGGTCGCATCGACCTCCTGACAAACGCCGATGCGACAGAAACTCTCGGCACGTCGGTGAAGGTCTTCAAGCTCGGCTTCCATCTCGGCCAGACGCTCGATGATCGGGCCCAGTTGCATACGTAAAAGCGCATCAAACATGGGTCAGGCCTCGAGTGCGGTGTATTGATCCGGGTCGTCGATGTTCGACACCTCCCAGGTGCGGGCGAATTTCGGAATGCCCAGCGGGTCGTCGAGCAGCGTCTGGCCGAAGTACAGCGATTGGGTAAATGAAACGGTCCAGGCGGTGTACTCCCGTGTCTCGCTCGTGAACGTGGATGGGATGCCATCAATGTTCATGGGCAAATCACATTGGTCGCCCGACAGATTCCAGCGGTTGTCAGCGACCAGGTTTTTCAATTCGCTGGCCAGGTCGCAAGCCGCCAATCCTGTGCCTGTGCCGGGCAATACGACTTGCAAGGAAATCGTCAGGACATGAGCGATACGTCCGTCGTTGGCACGATTGCCCGGCGCATCGCGCTCGATGGCGATCAGCACCCAGGGCTGATCGCCGGTGCCGTCGAAGTCTTGATGACTCCCGACATTCAAGCCGACAATGGTGATGCGCAACGTCTCGGCAATGGCGGAAAACAGCTGCGACGGTTTTTCGATGACGTCGGGCATTAATGGCCTCCTGTTCCTATAGCAACGCGAAGATCAGCGATGCTGGTTCACTGCTGGTCGGGGCGAGAATCGCGCGGTGGCACTTCGCAAACGCCAATCCGCTTGGCGGCCCAGCGTTCGTAAAGCCCGATGGCCACGTCCGCCCCGGCCATCGCCGTCAGGCAGCCAAAGGCACCAGCAGCCCAGATCGATACACCGGCGGCGTACAGCAGCATGATGGCCGAGACCCCGCAGATCATGCAGGCCCCGGAGCGCAGCGCCAGGCGCCGCAGCAGCGACCAGCCACGGGCGCCCTCCTTGTCAGCGCGCCACATTTCGCCGG